GGTTCACCGTTGTCATCTAGTACGGGCTTGCGGTCAATGTCACGAACACAAATCAGGTCGTCTGTGATGTAGCCGCCCTGCTTATACTGCACCATAGGGCGCACTAGTTTAGTATACACCCAGTTACCAGTAGGATTGCACGTTAGCATCATCCAACGTGGACCTGTCACTGGCATTGTTACATCATCACCAGTGTATCTAGCGCGACCACGTAGACGACCGAATAGATCGAGGAAGTCCTTGTGTGTGATTTCAGGGTCTTCAACCTGATCCACTATCACCCAATCGAAAGTAGCACTCAACAAATTGCTGGAACTGCTTTCTGTCTTCGTCCCCTGCTGCGCGATGTATCTGAAGTATATAGTCGTGCCGTTTTTTAGGTGGCAGATGTTGTCCCCATTCTGTCCAACCGCGAATGAGACTATCCAAGTTGGAGGACACCATTTAAGGAACTCCTTACGTATAGTATCATTCAACTTGGGGTATGTTGAACGTGATATAAGACCAGTGCACCCTGGATACACGTCAGCTAGTTGTATAGCCTTGATGACTGCTGCTGTAGTCTTACCATTGCCAAAGCCACCGCCGTAGATTTGTACCTTTGTCTTGCTACGTAGAAAGCGATCCTGCAAGCTGCCTTCTTTGAGTAGCAACTCAGGACGCTCTGCAACATTGGCTGTCCGTGTGCGTGCCATCTACTTCTCAGTGGTAGCAGCTTTCACTGCCCACATAGCTGCAATCTCATAGTGTGTCATAGCGAGTGACCACAAGCGGCCCTCTTCAGGATCATCATGCGTGTCGTTCTGTGCGTTGCACACATCAATGAGATCAGCAGTTGCACCCTTGATCTTGTTAACCAAGCTGTTACCATCTGGGTTGAAGCTCATACGTACACGATCATTACCTAAAGGCATCTACAACTCCTATCTGATGTTAGTCTCAATCCACTGCACGCTACCTTTACCTAGTGAGCGGAACACTTCACCTGTTGCAGTGTTGAGTGCCATCTGTGATGCAAACAGTGATGCAGCACTAGGCGCAGTTGCAGCGAACATGCTAGGCATCTCGTAGCTAGGATCAACGTCACCATAGAAGCCGTTAGCTTTGATCCCTTGTCCGTCCTTGTTAGGTACGATAGCCATCGCTACCCCTCCTTAATGACTTGTGAAGTTATATCACGTGCGTCTACATCTACACTAGGCATGTGTTTAGGTTGAGCTATCTCACGTATGTGTCTGATGACGAGGCCACCTTCCATCGAGTGACGATGCTCCATGACTTGCTTAGGTGAGAAGCCACCACGATCTAGCATGTTCATTGCAATGCGAGCTTTAGTAGCTGGGCGTGTCTCTTCATCCTCCAGCATGTCTTCAAGCTTGTTCAGCGCGCCAGCACTCATAGCGTCGATGCGCTTCTGCACACTATCCGCGGAGAGTGCGTGTATGTTGTCTTTCACTAAGTTATCAAGCTGCGTGAATAGCTGTAGACCCTTGATCATGTCTATCTGACTGATCTTCAAGCCAGTAGCTTCTGCAATCTCAGCGTCGTTGATACCTAGTGTGAAGTAGAGCCAAACTACGCCGCATGTAGTGACTGCTTTACTGTCAGCAGGGAGATCAATAAGACCACGGCGGATAGCACGATTATTGCGATCACGACCTCGTATAGTAGCCGTCTGAGTGCTCTGTGCGTGTTTCTTGGTCTGCTGTTGTATAACTGCTTCGGGTGACGTGCTTGGTAGCATCGCCTGACCCGTTGCAGTGTCGATGATAAGTCCATTAGCGAGTGGGAGGTCTGGCATTCTTACTGCTACCTTTGCCAGCTTGCTTCCTGAAGATATCTTGGATCATCTTCTGTTGTGCGTTACCAGCTTTAGGTGATGGCTGCTTGTTAGCAGGTATAGCTGGACGCTGTTGACGACCTACCATCTTGCCAGCAGGCACAGGTGCATTAGGGTTGCCTACTGCAGACTGCATCATCTGCGCTGAGATGAGATCATCTATAGGACCACCGGCTTGTGGTTGAGGTGGCATCTGTTTAGGTGGCATAGCTGGAGGCATACCACGTGGTGGGAAGGGCATGTTAGACTTCCTCATCTACAGGTTCAACTTCAGCATCAGCTTCCATCTCATCCATCTCTGTAGCGGCTGGTGCGCCTGTAGTCTTGTCTGCAGCATCATCCATCCACTCACCCACTTCAGTCAGTTCCTCTTTATCTATGCCGAGGTGTTTGAGTACTTCAGCTACAGCTTGAGGTGGGAGTTGCTGCATCACTGCAGGGTTCTGGTTGATCTGCTGTATGAAGGCATCCATCTCTGGTGTGCCAGCTACAGGTATGCCAGGTGTAGATGTAGGTTCTGCGATGAGAGCGGGTGCGGTGGGCATAGTAGCTCCTACTTGTTGACAGTACCAATGAAGCCACCACCACTGTTGCCGCTCTTATCAACAGGATACGGTGCGGGTGCCCAAGTAGGTGTCATCTGTGCTTGGAACACTTCACGATCTTGGATAGTAGTCACACGTTGAGGCCAGACAACGAAGTCAGCGATAGGACGTTGACCACCTTGGTTCATGCCGTCAGCTTGAATAGCTTGAACCTGTTTGATCTTCAAATCTACTTGAGACACACCGATAGCACCCGCTGCCAGTGCACGACCTAGTTCACCGAAGTATTGACCACCCACTGAGTTGGTGAGGCGTGCAACACTACGCATAGATGCAGTGCCTTGCTGCGTGAGTGCGTAAGGTTGACCGAACATGTTATCCCAACCACCGGCCCATGCTGGCATAGCGTGCACTCCTTATATGATGTCGAGGGAACTCATCGCACACTGATGCACACTTAAGTCAAAATGTCAATAGACACATGTGGTTATACACTGTATACGCATCTAGCATTGATCGGGGGCCGGTAGGCCCCCCTTGCGTCCTAGCCTTGATGCTGAACACAACCAATACACAGCACCTTGTACAAACTTGCATGTGATCCTATGTGTGCTATACTATATGTGTTATGTGCGTATACGTTGACGCATGTACGCATGTAGCAGTCTACTTGACATGGTAGCACAACTTACGCCTCTAGTGGTCTGACGACTACTGGGGGCGTATTTTTATACGTAGTATAGACTAGAGTACTACACACACGCTGTGTTTTGGTTTTATTATATATACACACACTACATATATACACATATAGCACTCACATATACACATAGCACATATAGGGCGCACATATAGCGCACGCATAAACACTCAAATTCACAGTTGCAGGGGCTTGTGTTGGTGCTCATCTCACCTCGCCACCCCTCGCGCGAGCTACGTGTTTGGGAATTGGCGGGGGAGTGTCTCTCTGTGGCACCACGTGTAGCATAGCAGTCACGCTACATGTAGTAGGCTATGTCTGCCCACACACACATCATGTAGTATGTCAAGCTGCCCACTATTGGCGCGTATGTGATATTGGGCACACTACATGGGCAGCATACGTGGGCCGCGCCGCATCGCTACCCGCGTATATGTGGGCATGTGGCGTTGCTATGTGTGCGATAGGTGCTGGCGCTATGTGTGATTTATACATTGTATAAGCTGTTAGGTTGAATTGTTATGCCTCTTTTACATGTGCTATATGTGTAAGCTGTTGATATGATTGAGTAAGTATTGCGCGCTATGTGTGCAGCATGTGTGCTTGCATGTAGTGAAACACGCTAGATGTAGTGCTAGATACAACGTGCTTGCTACCAGCTATAGTAAGCTTGCATGTGATTTAGTTGCGGTTATAATGTTGATAGTTGCTCATAGCCTCTAACGCCCCTAGCCACTGCGGTAACCACCCCGTGACGGTGACAGGGTTAGTAGGAGATACTAGACGACGGACTATGTATCCCGATGGCGCAAGCTGTCGGGGTGCGCAGCCGTTGACATAACGTGCAACGTATAACCTGAAAGGTTTACTACCATGTCTAAGTCTAACTCAAACTTGTTCGCCGATGTGCTGCGCA